GAAGATCTTAAAGAGACCAACTGGTGTTATGATTTATGAAAACAAAAATAATCATGAACTACTTTTGATCCCTGTAGATGTAAACGATCATTACCGTCGGTGGGTAGACCAGGCATTTGATTGGATGAGATCAGTTCGAAAGGCATGGGAAGATAAAACCCTGCCAACCAAAAACTATAGATCAAACTCCAAGATATGCAAGTCATGCCCAATTAAAAAAGCATGTGAGTCTGCAGGTACAGGCGTACTAAAAATAGCGCCTCTGGAGATTCTCGGTGAAGAATTGTAAATTTTGTGATAAAAGTTTTACGCAGTCAGTATCTTACCAAATATATTGTTCTGCAGAGTGTAGAGATTTAGCAACAAAAGAAAAAATTGCTGAAAGATATTTGCATTCAAAAAGACAAAAAAGAAGAGGGAAGACAAGGTTGTGTAAGTCTTGTTCTTCTCCACTCTCAATATACAACGACGACTCAATATGTTCTTCTTGTGCTGTAAATCCAGATGCAGTTATAAAAGCAATTAAACAAATAAAGGGAAAAACAAATGGTAAAGAGTAAGTGGGGCATAGAACTAAAGCCACATAAAATTTGCGCTATTGATGCCAGCACAAACAGTCTTGCATTTGCACTCTTTTCTGGTGATGATCTTGAGTCTGTTGGAAAGATTAATTTTGAAGGCAAAGATGTGTATGAAAAAGTAATGGATGCTGGTAAAAAAGTAAAAGCCTTTTTTGATATTTATGGTGGGTTTGAAGCAATAGTTATTGAGCATACAGTATTTATGAACAGCCCAAAAACTGCTGCCGACCTTGCTTTAGTTCAAGGAGCGATACTTGGATCAGCAGGACAATCTGGAACAAAAGTTATAGGAAAGGTATCTCCAATAACATGGCAAAACTATATTGGCAATAAAAAAATATCAAAAGATGAGCAGTTATATATAAGATCACAGAATCCAGGTAAGTCAGTATCTTGGTATAAAACTTATGAAAGAAACCTTCGCAAAGAAAGAACTATTAAGTTTATCAATACTATTTATGATAGATCTATTACAGATAATGATGTAGCAGATGCTTGTGGTATTGGCTACTGGGCACTAAAGAATTGGGGAAAAGCAATTGGAGTTGACAACTAATATCATGTCTGCTAAACTATATACAAGTGAAACCTTTATGCGTAAGAGATATCTTATGGATAAAAAAACACCAGAAGAGATTGCAAAAGAATGTGGTTGCTCACTAGAGACTATCTATGTTTATCTTGCCAAGTTTGGATTAAGGAAATCAAAGAGATGAGTTATATTAAAAAAATGATGTTTGTATTATCGCTAATCGCTGCAGCAGGTGTAGCGTATACACTAGTTACAATAAAAAATATTCCAGACTTTAACTGGGACCTAAGAGATGAGGATGAGGATGAGTTCTGAGACACAGTTTACAATAGGTCAAGTATGTGACGAGATCAAGCAAATGCTTATTACCAAAAATAAATCTTACGGAGATTCTGCTTTAAATCCTGTTAGAATTTTTTCTACATCCGATAGCGTTGAGCAGTTATATGTAAGAATTGATGACAAGTTGTCAAGAATAACAAGAGGTGGTTCTTTTGTAGGAGACAACGATATTGACGACCTAATAGGATATCTAATATTATTAAAGATAGCACGGGAGTTAAACAGTGTCAACTGAAGAAGATTTAATAAAACATTTAGACCAGGTAAATCAGGTTGTAGAAGAATATCTAAAGGGGAATGACCCTACAGTAATTTCAAAGCAGTTGTCTATACCAAGACAAAAAGTTGTAACTCTTATTAATGAGTGGAAGGTTATGGCATCTGCTAATGATGCAATCCGTGCTCGTGCTAAAGAAGCACTTGCTGCTGCTGATACACACTATAGTAAGTTGGTCTCACGCACATACGAAGTTATTGATGAAGCATCTATGACAAACAATCTTAGCGCAAAGACGGCAGGGATTAAACTTGTAATGGACATTGAGTCTAAAAGAATTGATATGCTTCAAAAGGCGGGTCTTCTTGAGAACAAAGAACTTGCCGAAGAAATGATAGAAATTGAAAAGCGTCAAGAAATACTCGTTGGAATATTAAAAGACATAGCCTCTGAGCATCCGCAAATAAGAGATCTTGTAATGCAAAGACTTTCTTCTATTGCAAAAGAAGGTCATGTAGTAACAATAATATCTGAGGTAAACAATGAGTGACGAAGATAAAATAAAGATTATAAAATTTGAAGACATAGTTTTGGAAGATGTTTTAAAATACTGTAACGAAACAACATGGAAAGAGGGCGGTGTTGCAAAGTCTAGATACTCTTTAGAAAAAGGAAGTGGAATAAATAAAAATATCAGAGATGCAGATATATCTGATATACCATCTTCATTTTATAAAAAAATAGATATTGCAATAGACCCGCATATAAAGCAATATGCTAAAGACAACAATATAGGCATATTAAAAAACACTGCTTATATAGTTACAAGATATTTAAAGGGTCAGTTCTTTCTTGAACATACAGACTCAACAGAAGAGTTTCCTAGAAAGGTATCGGCAATACTTTATCTAAACGATAACTATAGTGGAGGAACATTAACATTTACAAAATTTAATAAAACATTTAAGCCAAATCAAGGCAGTCTTTTTATCTTTCCTTCTAGTGAAGAGTTTTCTCATTCTGCAGATCCAGTTATAGATGGAATTAAATATGTTATAGTTGGGTTTTGGGAATAATGCCAGAAATGTTTGATGAGTTTTTAGAGGCGCTAAAGAGTGATCATTTTCAGGAGACACCTGTAGATGCAAGAACATTTGTTGAGGGCGAAGATTACTTAGGTCAGCCACCATTGTCTGATATACAATATGACATTGTTGAGGCAATGAGCCAGATATATCGTAAAGAAGATTTGATAAAGATCATGGGGGAAGAAAAAGGGTCAAAGTACTATGACAAATACACAAAGAACGAAATCATTCTGCAACTTGGCAAGGGATCTGGGAAAGACTTTACATCAACGGTAGCATGCTCATATATCGTATATAAACTATTATGCCTAAAAGATCCAGCAAAGTATTTTGGTAAGCCCTCTGGAGATGCCATTGATTTAATCAATGTTGCTATTAACGCACAACAAGCAAAGAATGTTTTCTTTAAAGGTTTTAAGTCAAAGATTGAAAGATCACCTTGGTTTGCTGGAAAGTTTTATGCTAAAGCAGATTCGGTTGAGTTTGATAAGTCTATTACTGTTTACTCTGGCCACTCAGAGCGTGAATCACATGAGGGTTTAAACCTTTTGCTTGCAGTACTTGATGAGATTTCTGGTTTTGCATCTGAGGTTGGAACAGGAAATGAACAAGGAAAAACCGCTGATAATATTTATAAGGCTTTCCGTGGATCAGTAGACTCTCGCTTCCCTGATCTTGGCAAGGTTGTTTTACTTTCATTTCCAAGATATCCAGGTGACTTTATTTCAGAAAAATATGATGATGTTGTTGCTGAGAAAGAAGTTATAGAAAGAACTCATAAGTTTACAATTAATCCTTTGCTTCCAGAGGATAACCCAGACAACTCATTTGAAATTTCCTGGGATGAAGATCAAATAACATCATATAAATATCCAGGAGTATTCGCACTAAAGAGGCCCACATGGGAGGTAAATCCTACACGCAAGATCGATGACTTCATGATTGCATTTATGACTGACCTTGGAGATGCGATGATGCGCTTTGCATGTGTTCCAACATTTGCTTCTGATGCATTCTTTAAGCAGGCAGATAAGGTAAGAGCCTGCATGACACTAAGAAATCCAGTAGACAACTTTAGAAGGTTTGACGAATCATTCAAGCCAGATCCAACAAAGAAATATTATGTCCATGCTGACCTTGCACAGAAGCACGATAAGTGTGCTGTTGCTATTGCCCATGTAGATAAATGGGTAAATATTCAGGTAATTAATAATTATGAGCAGGTAGCACCAATAGTTGTAGTAGATGCAGTAGCATGGTGGGAACCAAAGGTTGAAGGCCCAGTTAATCTTTCAGAAGTTAAGCAGTGGATTCAAAACTTAAGAAGGCTTGGGTTTGATATTGGTATGGTTTCGTTTGACCGTTGGCAATCATTTGATATTCAAAATGAATTGAAACAGGTTGGAATGAAGACTGACACTGTTTCTGTTGCTAAGAAACACTACGAAGACATGGCTATGCTTGTATACGAGGAAAGACTTGCTATGCCTGCAATTGATTTATTATTTGATGAACTAACACAGTTAAAGATTATGAAAAATGATAG